TCATGAAGCGTTGCACGATGTAGCCCGTGCGATTGGTGATGGACTGGCTCTCTGTTGCACGCACATGAAAGGCAAAAAGGTCGTACATCATGGTAAGCAGCATGCTACCCATCGTCTCGCGGTAGAAAGGATTGTCTGCATCAGGAATACGCTCTCGGATGCGTTGGATGTCATCCAGGAACCGATGGGCATCCTCCTATGGGGCTCAAAACGAAACGTATAAAATAAAGAGAGCTTAGAACATAGCTGAAAGGCGCTGCTGGTGGGCGTTTGAACGAAATTGAAGAAAATGAGGTGCCCAAAACGAAACGTTTACATTGGGTGACATTTGCGTTACATAAGAGGGTTACATGAGGTTGACATGGATGTAACACCGGCGGCCAGATCTGTAAGGTTTTGAGGGTTGGATGCGGCTCCATCGGCGCGGCTCTTTGCCACGCTTGAAGTGGTGGGCCATGAGGCGGATCTGGATTGCTTTCGAGGGCAATAATATAGATGGAGAAATAGGCCGTAAGCGGCTTTTATAGGGGATTTCAGCAGTATTCTACCGATGAACGTACGGATAAACTAAACGAGGGATATGAATGTCTTAGAATGGAATTTTAGAGGCGTTGAAATGACGCTTGAAGGTGGTCCGGAGGGGTCACCTTTTTTTGTGCGGTTGCTGTAGGTTGTTTAAGAATCAGGAATGACGATTTTTGCCCGATTTTGGAGTTTAGGGTTACGTTTAGGGTTATGTTTAGGGTTACTTTTTAAAAAGTTTAGGGTTACACTTTTTGGGTTTTTGACCTACAGAAGAGGGGTGGGGAAAAATACCGTTTTTCAAGAATGGACGTCATTTTTTATTGAATGGGAGTGAGGCAAAAACCATGCCTTTTCAGAAGTACACCTTATTATATAGGCGGAATATCAGTGTTTTAGCTTCCAAATAGAGGCTCTTAGGGGGTGTCACCCTATAAAAATCACCACTTTAGGGGTCCCTGAGGAGACGTTTGAGACGCCTCGGAGTGACGCTTCGAAGATGATCAAAGGTACTTTTGGCGGACTGTACCATGCACGAAGTGGCCTCGAATGATATTATAACGACGTTTAAATGGCCTTGAAAGTCATGCGAACGAATGCATGGAAGAGCTGGCAGGTGCACTTTTCGGCAAAAGATTCATGAATGAGCGCGTCTTTTCGTCTGACGACGCGTGAATTTTATTTTTCAGGAAGATTACCCTCAAAGTCTTTATTCATGGGCATTTCAATAGTCATAAATGACCAAAATCGAGAATCCAAATAAATTTTCTTAGAAATTTTTTCAAAAAAATAGTTGCAGATGTCGAAATTATATAATACATTTGCAGCGTTGTCAACGTCGACACACCAACAAAGGGCCCTTGAGTTCGACGCAGGAACACATCATGTATAACTTAAAAGTAGAATGAAGATGATAGAGAAATTACGAACTGAGCAGATGGCCGAGCGATGCATCCGTACCACGCTGGAGACCATCCAATTCTATTCGGAAGCCGCCGACGAGGTGATTGCCAATGTGGCGGAGACTCATTCCGAGCAGGAACTTGCAGAGCTCAAGGTCTATCAAACCTTGTTAGACCTTCAGGCAGGATTCAGTAACCTTGCCGGCGTGCTGAAGTCCGACTTGAATCAACCCAATGTTCAACCATTAAAGATTTAGGCCATGGATAATTCAGGAGTAAGCGAGCTTATTACAAGCGTCCTGCAAACAACGAGAAAGGATATCTTGGAAGTGGGAGGTCTGGACAAGAGAACCATCCGCCTGGCGATGAGTACTTTCACCAAAAAGGAACTTGACGAGAACAAGGACTTCCAATCTCTCATGTTACTGAAGGAAGGGCTTGGATTTCTTGCCAAAATAGTTAAATCGCAAGACAGTGATACCCCATGATAAGCATCAGAATATTGGGCGTCTACCTTTACGCCTCCCGTTGCCGGATGCGAAAGAGACAACGGCGGGAGCGCACGACGAAGGATGAACGCAGTGAGTTTTACCGCGACGTGAAGCGGCCGGTCATGCAGATGGCCGGATTCCGATGCGCGATATGCGGGAAGAGAGTCTACCGGGGGGGGGCAGTTGCACCACGTGCTTCCCTACACGCTCTTCCCTGAGTACGAAAGAGAAATCAAGAACATCATGCTGCTGTGCGTGGGTTGCCACAACGAAGTACATCGCAACCCCTACATCAACATCAGCCTGATGGAAAAGAAGTCGATGGAGCTTGGGTGCTATCGCAAGCTTCTCGAAATTAAAAGTATTGCCAAGTAATAACCGATTAAATAGAGTAAGATATGAAAAAGAGATTGACTTCCACTAAGGAATCGAGAGCCTTCCTGGCGAAGGCGTTCAACTGCACGGATCGTACCGTCTGCAGAGCGTTGGCCTATGACAGCGACAGCGAAGTGGCCAAGAAGATCCGCAAGGCTGCCATTGAGTATGGCTGCAAGGAAATCACCGTTAGCGATTCCATCGAGACGTTCCACGACGCCGACAATGTAATCCGCCAGTACCTCCCCAACGGTGCGATGCTGGAGCTGGACAAAGTAACCGGATGCGGCGACGTCTACTTCGGCGGCAAGAAGATGGAGCACTACGACAACGTGATGATTGCCGATATCGCCGGCATCCAGACGAGAGCCATGTCATTCAGATAACGGGAGGGGACCATGGAATACTACGAAGGCAAACTATGTATCTCGATGAAGGAGCTTGTGAACGGCGGCGTGATGAGCGAGTCGAACTACAAGCGCCTGGCATCCTCCGAACGGTTCAAGCTGGCCCGCAAGGGCAAAGGGCTCGGCAACTGCGCCCTTGTTGTAGTAGACTCGCTTCCCGACAGATTCAGAAACAAGGTGAACGCCATCTATCCAGGCGGCAGCCAGATAACCCTCGACGGCTGGATTCGCTCCAACTACGAGATAGACCAGGCGGCCGTGGTGTTTTTCAATGACCGCAGCAAGACGGGCATTGAATTGCCGGAAGACAAGAAGCACGAGTATATCGTGAATGCTTCCGTATTGAACTGCTGTATCAAGCTATACAACAATAGCCTGATGGTCTCTAAGCTGATGGGAAAGTCCTACGAATGGAGTATGATGGCAGCCTCGATAGAGAGTCTCCGCCAACAGTTCGGGCACACGCTGCCGGCGTCCACCCTCCGCTTCCGCAAGAAGGTGGCGGAGTACAAGCGACTCGGCTACGAGTGTCTGATCAGCGGGAAGTTTGGCAATCAGTCGGCCCGCAAGGTGGACCATAAGACGGAGCGCCTGATTCTGGGCCTGGCCGTGCTGCCCAACCGTCCCTACAACTCCAACGTCCACGACCTGTACAACTCGTTCGTGTGTGGCGAGCTGGACGTCTACGACCCGGATACGGGAGAGGCGTTCAATCCCGACGACTTCGCGGACAAGGACGGCAACCCGAAGGAACTGAGCGAAACGACCATCGCCAACTACCTGAACATGCCGAAGAACCAGGTGCTGATACGTTCCGCGCTGGACACCTATACGACCTACATGCACGAGACGATGCCCCACATGCACCGCCACGCACCGGAGTTCTCGCTGTCGAAAGTCACCTTCGACGACCGCGACCTTCCGCGCAAGCTCAAGGACACCAAGATTCGCCCAAAGGCCTATTACGCCTACGACGTGGCCAGCCAGTGCTGCATCGGCTTCGCCTACAACCGCAGCAAGACGGTGGACCTGGTAGTGGATATGTTCCGCAACATGTTCCGTCTGCTGGAGCAAAACGGTTGGGGATGCCCCGCTCAGGTGGAGGTGGAGAACCACTTGATGAGTCAGTGGAAGGACAGTTTCCTGAAAGCCGGTGTGATGTTCCCGTTCGTGCGTTTCTGCGCCCCGATGAACTCGCAGGAGAAAACGGCCGAGAACCTGAACGGCGCCAAGAAGCGCAGCGTGGAGCACCGCAACCACATCGGCATCGGCCGTTTCTATGCCAAGAACAAGAGTTACCGCACCGAGAGCAAGAAGGTGTTTGATGAGTTCAACGACAACTACGAAGAGAAGGAATACTACTCCTGGGACGAGTTGATTGCCGACGACATGGAAGACATCAGACAGTTCAACAACGCGCTGCACCCCAATCAGAAGAAGTATCCGGGCATGAGCCGTTGGCAGGTGCTGGTAACCAACATCAACCCCACCCTCAAACCGCTCGACAAGGCTTCGCTGGCCCGGTATATCGGCGAGAGGGTGCACACCAGCATCCGCCGGAACTCCTACTGCCGTGTGGCGTACTCCGATTGGTGGCTCAGCAGCACGTCGGTGCTGGAGAACCTGGCGCCCAATGATTACGAGGTGGACGCCTACTGCATGACCGACCAGCACGGCGAGGTTACGGACGTCTATATCTATCAGGGCGACCGGTTCATCGACAAGCTGCAGAACGTGGGCACCTATAATACCGCCGACGCCGAACAGACCGAGGAGGACCGTCACGTCTTCATCGAGCAGCGCAAGAAGATCAGCGAGTTCAACACCTACGTGAAGGAGAGGTCCATTGCCCGTGTGGGCATCCTGGCCAAGAAAGAGCCTGTTCCGGCTGTGGAGGACGAAGAGGACTTGGTGGTGGACCTGCCGCCCATCCCCGATGTCCCACCCGCGGCGGACGTCACCAACTTCTCCTCTTACGGAGTGTCGCAGTTATAACCGATTATTAATACTATTCTAACAGTGTTTTGATATGATTACAAACGAAATGATCAGTAAGATTCTGAAAGCGATTGAGACCAACCGCACCAACTACCCGAGCGACGCCAAGCACGCTGCATCGCTGGGTATCAGTACAAGCGTGTACAGCGCCATCCGCAACGGCAAGACCGACCGCATGATGAGCGAGGCCAACTGGATTACGGTGGCCCGCAAACTGAACGTGAGCCTGCGCGGCGAGATGGAATGGAAGGCAGCGCGCACCGCCACCTTTGAATTCATTACCGCGCAGCTGGAGGTCTGCCAGCAGAGCGGACTGAGCGCCATCATGTGCGACCTGCCCAATATCGGCAAGACGTTCACCGCCCGTTTCTACGTAGCCGGACACGCCAATGCCGTATATATCGACTGCTCGCAGGTGAAGACCAAGTTGAAGCTGATACGCAAGATTGCCAATGAGTTCGGCGTGAACAGTCGCGGTTACTACTCCGACGTCTACGAGGACCTGGTGTACTACCTCCGTTCCATCGAGACGCCGCTGATCATCCTCGACGAGGCGGGCGACCTCACCTACGAAGCCTTCCTGGAACTCAAGGCCCTCTGGAACGCCACCGAGCGCTGCTGCGCCTGGTACATGATGGGCGCCGACGGCCTGAAAGCGAAAATCAACCGCTCCGTGGAGTGCAAGAAGGTGGGCTACGCCGAGATGTTCAGCCGTTACGGCGACCGCTACAGCAAGGTGACGCCCGACGATGGCAAGGAGCGCCAGCTGTTCCTGATGAAGCAGGCGAGCATCGTGGCCAAGGCCAACGCACCCGCAGGCACCGACATAAACTCCCTGGTCCGCAAGACCGCCGGAGGGCTGAGAAGAGTGTACACCGAAATCGAGAAACTGAAAAGCGCTGAGTAAATGACCAAGAGAGCATATAGCCCTAAAGAGATACTTTTGAAAACCTACAAGACAATCCCCTGGGGCGGGGAGTGGGAACGCTGCTTCGGCACGCCTTCCTTCAACGAAGTTTGGTTTATCAGTGGCCCGAGCGCCAGCGGAAAGAGCGGATTCGTGATGCAGCTGGCCAAGGAACTCTGCAAGTATGGCGTGACGCTCTACGTGAGTTACGAGGAAGGTGTCAGCCAATCGTTCAAGCAGCGTGTGGAACGCTTCCACATGAACGAATGCCAGGGCAAGTTCCGGGTGGTGGTAGACGACACCTTTGATGACCTTGTAGAGCGCCTCAAGCGCCCGAAGAGTCCCAATTTCGTGATTGTGGACAGCTTTCAATATTCACACTGGACCTACGAGCAGGTGGAGCGCCTGCGCGAGACGTTTCCCCGCAAGGGATTCATCTTCATCTCGCAGGAACACAAGGGCCGGCCGATGGGCAAGCCCGCCGAGCGCCTGAAGTACATGGCCGGCGTGAAGATACGAGTGGTAGGCTACGAAGCCGTGTGCCAGGGACGATTCATTCCGGAGCCTGGCGCCAAGTTCAAAGTATGGGAAGAAGGATATATCAAGATTACGAACAATATTTAACGACAAGAAGAAATGGAAAAGAACGGAGAAGTGACCAATTTTGCAAGATTCTACAAGGCGTTGAACAAGATGCCTTATCAGGGTTCCCGCGAGGACCTGAAGAAGCAAATCGTGCTTCAGTACACATGGAACCGTACCGACAGCCTGCGCGAAATGACGCAGAAGGAGTACCAGGAGTGCTGCCAGGC